CTAATGCTTTAGTTGTTGCGCGTAAATCTTCAACAACGTCATTATTATAATTAACTTCTAATTCTACTTTAGAAATAGCAGGAGCAGCTAAATTCGCAATCAACGTTTCAGCCGCCTTTTGTCTAACCATTTCAGACTTAGCTGTATGCATTAAGTCTGCCTGCACGTTAATAGCTTCCTGGTAGACATGAGCATTAAGTATATGGGTAGGTACCATAGTTTGCTCAAAAATTTTAGTGATCAACTGCGAATTAGCATAGTTTTGAGCAAAGGAAGCTATTTGCGAAGTTGAAGTACCCTTGTCTACCAAACCTTGATACCTATCCGGGAATACTTTGCTATAAGCTGTTGATGTCGTATCTCCTAATAGTTTAAGACTTACAAATTTAACTGCATTAACGTATGCAGTTAAACTAAATCTACCGCCTGCTAATACATTAGCGAAGCTTAGTGTATTGTCTCTAAATACTCTTCTTAGCTCACTATCAGGTTCAGCATTAATAATATCAACAACATTATCTGTTAAATGTTTCCTAAAACGTTTATCAGGCAATGCACCTGCTAGCATATCTTTAGTTAAACTATCACTATTTTCATTATTTAAAACCTGCGCTGCTACATCAGGTAAGTTACTTAGCTGCATGACAGACCTCATCCCATTTTTGAAGTAGAACATTGTGATTAGCGTCTGGAGAATAGCATTCATGAGGTGACATCATCCAAGTATCCTCATCGAGTTGTACTATAATTCCAGCTTCTTCCAGCTCATTCCAATATTTATTCCAAGTTCTAGAGTCTTTAATCCAATCAACAAGTTTATCTGTAAAGTCTTTCTTATTGATTTCATTATCTTTATTACACATTAATGTTAAAGGCAAGAGTAGCGCGCATGCTGTAGTACTTCCACTCCACTCCCAACTCGTCTCTAAATTAATATATTTACTCATCTACTTCTTCTTCTTCCTCAGCTTCATCAATTTCATCGTTAATCATATCTCCTATTACATCGCCTAATGTATTAGTTAATATGCCGACACCAACATCAGTAGCTATTGTACATCCATTTAGTATTAATACAAATAACAAGTATTTCATTTTTTTGATTTGTATGGAGTAATAGGTTTCTCACGTACAGCTAGTTCTGGCCATCTTTGTGTTATTTCAGATACATATTGCCTAGATAAACCATAGACCTCAGCAACATGTGCTTTACGGTTACCTTCCCTTACCGCTTCTAGTATATGAGCATCTCGATTACTCGGCACTGTTTTCCTGGGTCGTCCTCTCATCGCTGGCACCTCTCATACCCTTAGTTGTTTGGGTATCCCACATATGTTTAACAACATAATATTGCTTATCGGTTCCATTAAACAATATATCTGGATTAAGCATATACTCTTTCTTCGTGTACTTCCTAATAAAATCTAATTGTTTTAATGTTCTTAGTCCTCGATTAAAGATATGAAGATTTCCTCCAGCCTTTTTTGAAATACTCTCCGGAGTTCCTTCAATAATATTATTTCGATTAATCTGATACATTAATTTTAATAAAACCAATCCTGCTGTATTCGGTAAATTAGCCTTAGCTACATGCAAAGCCGCATGTGAAGTTAATTGTAGTTTATTAAACATTCTGTGATACTCTATTAGTGTTTCTCATTTCCTACCTCCTTAGGATGAAGCAGGGAAAGCCCGTTCATTTACGTCTGGATGAGCGGGTTTTCTCATTTCTCTTACCTACACAAATATTACAATATTTCTTATTTGAGGTGTTTGCTCCACAGCCAGGACACGGGTGCGCCTGAAATCTTCTATTAGGTTTCTGATTCGGATCAAATTCAGGCTGAACTATCCTTAATAAATTTCCTTCCCCATCAAATATTTTAACGGGATACATTAGATCTCCTTATTTAGTAGATTCTTTCCAAATTCCCATATCTACAGTGTCATTATTAAATATTGCTGAGCCTTCATAGCTAAAAAAATACCAAGCTACAAAAATAGTAAGTCCAAGTGCTATAATCCATTTAGCCATTTAGTTACTCCTTAATATTATATTAGCAAAACACCACATTAATATACCTATTTACTGCAAATTGCAACATTAAAATCATCCTAATAGTAAATATGCGATTAAACAGGCGTTTTTAATAGCATATATGCGATTGTAGATCTTGTAACTTATTGTATCTAAACCTGTTATGGACCTCTAAGAAAGAGAAGAACAGGTCTCCGACCTTCGGACTCCTAAAGGAGCCCTCAGGCCTCGACCTTTATTTCCCCCATAACAATAAATCTGTAGTACTTATGTATATATTAATACTATATAGATGAGCTTCACTCCGCTTGGGCTACGCCCAGCTCCGTTCGCTCTTACCCCAGCCACATCTTTTATCCAACGTCCAATAATTCGTTTAATTATTTCTCTCTTATTCATAATTTTTTCCCCCTTTATAGCCCGCGTGAAAAATATTATTTCTAGGTGTAAGTGCAGTACTAACTGACAGAGTCAGGAGGTCGGGAAACTACCCCCGCCCTCAAAAAGAAAAAGGATTCTTTTACACATGAGAACCAGGCTTCGCTTATCAGGCATGTTGCCAATAACTATAGTTAAGGAGATTTAAAATGAAAGATCAAAACGATGTATCCGTAGTAGAAACTGGTGGTGAAATGCTCAACAGTATCATGCGTACTGGTATCTCCACTGGCAATACCGTCTTCAATCTCGTAGCAACGGCTGAAGATGACTCACTAACAGTACGGTTAAGTTCTGGCCTTAAGAACCAGGATAAAGTCGCTACTCTAATTTCTAATGCTGTAGACCCTGCTAAAGCTCAAGCATTCTACGACAAAATCTGCGCTGAAACGCGTCGATAGGCTCTTAGCCCTTCCCAGAACATCGGGAAGGGCTTAACCTTTTTTTCAAAAAGGTTGTACACAAGTCTAAACCAATCTAAACCAACCAAGCACACAGCGTAAGATAGTACCAAGGAAGATCACATAAGTACTTTCTTTATTAACTTCATCAAAAGAAACACCTAGCTTCGCATAGCAGGTGGTGAATGAACATCACTTAATATTAAGTGTCTTTCTGTATATCGGCTGATCTAAGACCAGAGCTAGCATATGTCGTGATTTGCTACCACTGTATGCATAGTTGAAGGTCTCACCTTCACAATTGTCTGAGAGACGGTCGCATATACAGAAAGATCCTCCATTTTAGGAGATTGAAATGGATTATGCACAACTAGTTGCTGAAGAAGCACGTTTAGTTCATCTGCTAAGTGAGCCTTACATTCTCGTTGATGAGAAAAGAGAGGCAATAGTACTTAATGAACTAAACGATGTACAAGCAAGAATCTTTGACCTGCAAGAAGATTGTGTCCGGAGTTATGGACATACTGTAGGTACTTTACTTGCTGCTTAATCGAATATGCAGGGCAGTGCGTCAGCGCTGCTCTGCATATTAATATTAATACTTATATAACGGAGGTATCTCGTGGCTACATTTAATCATTATCAAAGATCATTGGCTAATCAGAATGTGCGTAGAAGATACGCACGTTATTGTAGATCTATAACAATCATGGATATCGCTGGATCAATCATGCTATTTGGATTAGCTGGAGTGGTTGGTTGGATATGCATGGCTATATTCTAACCCAACACCTTGCTTCGCTTATTGGACGGCACGATAACCACCGTCTAACCACCTCTGTCGTAGGGTTATCACAACGCCTGAGCATGCGTGAAACTGCTCACTTAATCTTAATTAGGAGATAGAACAATGCATAAATTGTAACTCAAACGTCAGTTAAAGCGGTGAATGGTAGCTCTGCACCTAACACCTATGGCGTTGCATAAGCAAGATGCAAGCAACCTAGAATCCGATAGGTTGCCCAAGGAAAAGAGGTACCCTTTGTACGCTTAATAAGTAGTCGTTCCAGTATTATTAAGATGAACTCCTTGTGGACTAGCGGTCCAATCCGTGAAACTAAAATGGCGGTAGGCTCTTTAGCCTCTATAACTTAAAACCTAACTTCAGGAGATAATATAATGCTTTTATACGGACAGGATGGACATTTAGATGATAATTGTAAACCCGATAATAGACATTGGGAAGATAACCATGTACCTCAATGGACAACCCTTAAGAAACAGCATGCATTAAGGGGACGGATAACGAGAAAACTGTATGCTGAGCTAGATGCAGTTAAAGCTGAGAATAAGCTATTAAAACAAGAGACTAAATCGCTTAAGAAGATTCATCAGGACTTAGTCGATAGAATTAAAGACCTCATTAGGGAGAAAACCGATGACCTTACTTGAATTGATATTCATTTGGATCATTCCAATATCTTGTTTTATCTATGCAATTACCTTTGCAGTAGGAGAGGTTAGAAAGGATGAAGAAAAGATTAAGCAATATGAAGAAAGGAATGAAAACTTAAAAGAAGCATTAATAGCTTCACTAAATACAATTAGCCAATTAAGAAAGGAACTAAACGAATGTCACAAACAACATTTTGTTTAATAGTATCATCCGGTGCCCTAGCAGTAACTTGGTTTTGGTATAAAGTTTGTGATCTTATCAAACGACTAGACCGTATTGAAATTAAACTAGCAGACGATGCTTACGATTCCATTCCACTCACGGACGATGAAGGCAACATCACTCATCCAGCTCATTTAGATCCTGAGCTTCGATAAACACCTATCTAATAGACGTACTCCTTTAGGGGTACGTCTACCTTCCTTTTTCTAAAAGATGCTCTCTCGGGCTAACTGATAGTGCCACACCTTAAATCAAAATCAAAACCGTGCTTCGCATATCGGGTGCTTTTATAAGCATCTTCCCTATATCAGGGAGTGGACGGCTATCCACAGTCGTCTTTATACCTTAAAACCTTTGGAGGTTAGAATGACAGTAGAAACAGTAATAGACAATGGCACAGAAGCTACAAATGGTAAGTTTAGCTTTGATGAAGGTCAAGCTGAAGTGATTCTGTTTGATCTTGGTGAAAATTCAGGTCATTACTTTAAGCCTAAAAGCATTAAGTTAAGCGAAAAGCTTACGGCTGGAAAAGTACAGACTGCTCTTATCAATGATAATTCTAAACTGGCTAAAAGGCCCTATGTTTTAGAATATCAAGAACCACGTTCCGGTAGCAAAGGTCGAGGTCTGATAGTTTATAAGAACTATAAGAACGGCCCAAGAAAACAATTTGGAATTATCAATCATTGGGATTCCAACATTAAGCTTTCTATGGACATGGTTCCTAAGATCATAGAGTTAGCTAAACAAAGTGTTACTCGTGCAATGTCAGATTCTGAGCTTGCAAATGACGAGTAGTACCCAAGGTCCGTGAACCTGTATTGCTCTAGGGGCGTGTAAGACCCCTAGAGCAATTAAACATTTCAAAGGAAATAAACATTATGAAACCAGTTAATCCTATCAATATTACTTTAGCAATGATAATAGCTTTTCCATCAATAGTAATATTGATGATTTGGGCTTTTCTAACTAGATGGTTTAAATAAAGGGTGAGATTATGAGATGGTTTAGAACAAGTAAAAGAGAACATAGATTGTTGTATCAAGAGATAATTTATTACAAATTACATAAAAGATATAAAAGACAATTATCCAAAGCTGTAATTAATGATTGGATTTGGGTTCATAGGAAAACAGGCAGAATATTACATGATGCCGTGTCTAAATATATCTTAGCTCATAAAGCTAAACTAGTAGGTGGCGGGGTGTAGGTTTATTACCTATCGATGCTACCAGGGTGCCTAAGATCTTCGCTGGCGCGGGTTTTAGGCACCTAAAATTAGTATGATAAGATAGTAATAACATAAGGAGATTAATTATGCTTAAAAATCCTCAGGAAGAATTAGATAAGCTGGTCACTCAATGCTTAGAACTATATTGCTTAGTTAAATGCAAAGCTCCTAATTATACAACAACTTACAGTCATAGATTTTTAGAAGATTTTCTTAATTATGTAGCTAATATTACTATGAATAAACATGGTGATGTAGAAGATATACCAAGAGAAAGAGATGATGGTCAGCGTTATACAGATGTATCTTTTGATGAATTTGCAGAAGCTCTTCAAAAAGCATCTGGCCTAGATCTTCAAGCAGCTTTAGATAAAGCTGAAGATGAACATTACGATAAACTAGCTGAAGAAGATGAAGAGTATCGTCTTTTTCAACAGTCTAAACGTAAACCTAACTAAGGAGAAAGATAATGCAAGCTTGGGCCCTAGTTATGATTATATTTGGAACTACAGCTGATCCTACTGGTATTACTCATACAGAAATACTAAAGGTTTATCCTACTCAACCTACCTGTAGTAGTGCAATTGTTAAGGCATTAACTATTAAAATGCCAGTAGCTAGATCATTTTTTTGTTTAAAATTCAAACAACTTCCTGTTAAGGAGACAAAATATGTCAAAAAACTCAATAGTAATTCAAGGTGAAATTTATGTTCCACATATTGAGTTACAACAATTGGAAAAAGACAGATATGACATGAAAAATGTAGTTATTCCTGCTTTAAGAGAACAAGTTAAAGTTCTTAAAGAAGTTTTAATACTTAATAACATTTCTTTACCTAAGGAGATCGAACATGAAAGATGATGATGGTTTAAAAGAACTAGAACGAAGCTTTACTATCGCTGGATGGTCAATTTTACTTATTATTACTGTATATATTACAGTTCATTTTATTATAGCATTTCCAAAGATTGCGCATGGATGGGACGGTATTGATTTATCAGCTGATACTGATATATCAATTGATACAGGTACCCGAGAAACAATTTCAGATACCGTTATTCTTGAACCAATGCAAGAAATAGAAGTACATGATTGGGAAACAAATGAGTCTAAATCAGTAACAATTATTAAAATTGATCCACAAACTGAAGGTCCAGTTCAGATGGAAGTACAAGACTATGATACGGGGGATTATATTGATTTCTCATTAGATATCAATTAACACCTTGCTTCGCTTAAGCGGTTCTTGTATTTAGAACCATTCGTTTACTACGTACCCTAAGGTTTCTAGAACCTTAGGGTTTTTTAATGTCTAAAATCGAGGAGAAGCGATATGACTACAAGTATTGATCAGTACACTATAGAAACTACATGGTCTACAAGAATTACCGATGATATAGTTTTAGAAGCTATTCAAGGAGATGTACCTCAGGATATGGAAGTTAATATCATGAATACAATTGCTCATTTAAATAATAATAAATGGGTAGATGATAAAGAAATTTATATTAAATTAATGTCTTTAATTCTTATCGATCACAGTAGCCGACCTATTCAAGCTATTGCTACTCAAATAGGACATTTAGCAGGAATTAATAGTCCTACAGATGCTTTCGAATGGGGAATGGTACTTCTTAAAGATTGTAGAGATGTTAATCTTTATAAATTTAAAAAGAAAGATCATGAATGGAGGGTATACCCTAATTTTACATTAGATAGTAATACTAAGGACCGAATAGCTAAGCTACAGTTCTTACCTCCTATGAAGAAACAACCTAAAGATTGGAAAGATAATTATAATGGTGGATGGCTTTGGGAAAATAAGCATCTAGTTCTTGGTAATAAATTTACTAAGCACGAAGAACCATTAGCTTATGATGTTATTAATAAGCTTCAAAAGATTGCTTGGGAAATAGATGCTGATACTTATCTATTTGAAAAGCAAACTAATACTGCTATGGATAAGAAACAATTCTTAAGAGTTATAGATCAGTATTTAGGACAACATTTCTATTTTGTATGGAGATATGATTCCAGAGGTAGAAGTTATTCTTCTGGCTATGATCTTAATCTTCAGACTAATGAATATGGTAAAGCTTTATTATCTCTTCATAAGAAAGAGGTTATCACTCAATTACCAAATCTTTACATTGCTATAGCTAATCATGCTGGCAAAGATAAGCTTACTTGGCAAGAACGTATTGATTGGGTAACTCAACAAAATATTGATGATATTGAGTGGGATGAACCTATTCTTGGTAGAAAAGCTATAAGAGCTCTTAAAGCTACTGTAGAAGGTAAACCTACTGGATATGTAATGTCAGTAGATGCTACAAGCTCTGGGATTCAAATTATGGCCGTACTATCAGGAGATAAGCAAACAGCTAAACTGGTTAATTGCATAGATCCTAATGAACGTCATGACCTTTACAGCGATGTAGCAACTATGATGTCTTTACAACTAAAGAAACCAGTTCCTAGATCTATAGTAAAGCAATGCACAATGACTCATTACTATAATTCTAAGGCTACTCCTAGGGGCCTGCTATCTGAAGAAGAGCTAGAAGTATTCTATCAGGTAATTGAAGGTCTACTTCCAGGAGCAGAAGAAGTAATGGCTACCATTAACGGATGTTGGAATAATAATGCTGATGCTCATTCATGGGTTATGCCTGATGGTCATAAAGTATATGTTCCTGTAGTAGAAGGCATTAATGGTATATACTCAGATGAAGAATTCGGAGATATTCCTTTGAGGTGGTATCGTCAAACTAAATCTAATAATTATAGGTCTCTTTGCCCTAATGTTATTCATTCAATTGATGGCTATGTGGCTAGAGAAATGATTAGACGTTCTGAATTTCAACTCAGTCATATTCATGATTGTTTTGTATTTAACCCTAATCATTTACAAAAAGTATGTCAAACATACAAAGAGATTATGGCTGAACTAGCTTGTAGTGATATATTTGTTGATATTTTACGTCAAATTACGGGTAAATCGACTTTTACAATCACTAAAGCTAGTACAGATTTAGATAAGTATATTCTTCAAAGTAATTATATGCTATCATGATATTCTTCATAGTTCATTTCTCCTCACCTATGAGTGTGTTTAACCAATACACACGAATAGGAGAATGGGTCTCTCGAAAGAGAGGCCCATTTTTTTTTTATTCATACTTAAGATTTAGATATCAAATTAACTTAACCATATTTATCACTGGAGTAAATTCAATGTCTCTTTTTGTAATTAAAAAATGTGAGATCAGAGCCTGCCAGTGGTGGAGATTAGGAGATAATTGTATTAAAAATGGTTCTTCTATAAGCCATGCTGTCCAATATTCTTCAGATCTTCATAGTGCTGAACTATGTCAAGTAAGAGAACAAATCAATAAATATAGAATGAAACAAATGTTAGAAGGAAAGGAGATTGCTCATGAGAATAGGTAGTTGGGAATTAGAAAATATCCGTAATAAAATCCTAAGAGATTTATATTCTAAAGAAGAAGAAAATCATAGTAAACGAAAAACTGAGATAGTACGAAAAAATAGAGAATACTATATAGAACAATTTAACTCTATTTTACAAACTTTACCTGAAGAATTAATTGATGAACACAGAGAATTTAAAACTGAAATTAAATATTCTACTCCTAACACAAATAGTGAAGAATTTGATGTTAATGAAAGTTGGACTTTTGCTAGTGACACACCTCAAGTTAATCCCGTTCAAAAACGAACAACAAGCTATGGGGGAAGCTCACCTGCACCACAACCATTAGATTCTCGATTAAAAGATACTACAGATCAATTATGTGAAGAAATAATTACACTACGTAATAAACGTAAAGAAACACATAATTATTTAATCACTACAACTCGTAAATTTACCGGATCATTACAATTACGAAAAGAATGGCCTGCTTCATTCCATAAATATTTACCGCCTGAACCAGTAAAAGTCGCTAAGCCTGCGAAGGAAACTAAGAACGTGGTGGTAGATGATGTGGTATTACCAGATCATATTCACGAAACAATGACTAATAACCTTTTAGAGGGAGATTGAGATGTTTGAGGTTAACGCAGTTGAACTAGAACAAGCTCTTATTGAAGATCTAAAAGCAGGTCTTACTCCGATGGTAGCGTCCAGCCCAGGGATGGGTAAATCAGATATTATTCGTAGTATAGCTAAAACATTTAATCTTAAAGTAATTGATTTCAGAGTATCCCAATGTGAGCCAGTAGATATGCAAGGCTATCCTGGCATAACTGATGGACGTATGACATTCCACATTCCAGAATACTTCCCTATAGAGACAGACAGCATACCCGAAGGGTATGATGGCTGGCTCCTATTTTTAGATGAATTTAATTCAGGTAATAAACAAACAGAAGCTGCAGCATATAAGCTTATTTTAGATCGAGAAGTATATAAACATAAACTACATCCTAGATGTCTTATTGCCGCAGCGGGTAATTTAACTACTGATAGAGCTATTGTAAATACTCAAAGTACAGCAACTACATCTCGATTAACTCACTATAGAATGCGAGTAGATCATAAAGTTTGGATCGAGTGGGCTAATGCAAATGAGATTGATCATAGAATTATCTCACTTATTAAATTTAAGCCAGAAATTCTGCATAAATTTGATCCTCAAACTAATGAACTTACTTTCCCAAGTCCACGTACATGGGAATTCGCATCTAAAGTTATTAAAAATAAACCAGAAATAAATCATATTACTACTATTAGGCTAGCCGGAACAGTAGGTGAAGGAGCAGCTGTAGAACTAGCTGCCTATTCTGAAATTTATCAGAATTTACCTACAATTGAGCAGATACTTGCCAATCCTAAATCAGGATGGAAAGTACCTAAAGAACCTAGTGAATTATTTGCAGTCACAACAATGCTCGCCCACAACAGTACTAAAGATAATATTGAAAAACTCATGATTGCTAACGGGCGGTTACCTACCGAGATGCAAGTAATCACGTTAAAAGATATTTATAAAAGAAATCCTCAATTAAAGAAACATCCAATAATTAAAGAGTGGACTAGTAAGAACGCTCACATATTATTTGGTAATTAACCATCCAGGCGGTATGAGATGGAATGTCTCATCTTAAACTAGAATGGAATTCAATCCAGCTCAATTCAATAGAGTGGGGTTAAATGAAACGCAATAACATAGCTCAAGAGTAGTACCTCTTTAACTCGATAGCGTAAAGTTCAATGTAATGTCATTGAGTTAAGCGCAGTGCAATTCAATGTAACTGAATAATATATCTCAAGAGTAGTATCTAAGTGTAATCAAATTCAGTAACTTTAGATGTAATTTAGTTTAATAATATCCAGTTAAACTCGATTAAACATCATATCGCAATTATTATTTGTAGTACCTGAGTACGGTTTAGTTCGATTTAACCAGATTGAATTCAATCCCGCACAGTAAGATACAATGGAACCAAATAGCTCATCGCAATGATTTTTTGTAGTACCTAGATATAGTCAGACTCAATTATATAAAGTGAAATGAAATCTAGTAAAACTCGATTGAACCACATATCTCAAGGAAACTATGAGTCACCCAGGCTCGGTGGAACCCGATGTAATAGAATGCCATTAAATTAAGTAAAACCCGATAAAATATCATATCGCATTTATTAAAATATAGAGCACAGCATCATAAAATTGTGTTCGATATCATGAAGTACAATCCAATAAAATTTAACAAGAAGATTAAATACAGCGGCACCAAGTCTAACGTAATGAATTAGCATAACATTACATCAAATACAATGCAGCACCTCTTAACAAGGAGATTTAAAATGTATGTAACAGCAAAGTGTCATCTAAGAAGTAACAGCAAGTATAGTCAATCACGACCATATCAAGTAGAAAAGAAGCCTCGAGAAACACCGGCAGATTATGAAAAACGAACATGGAGAGAACGTCTTCATCTTAGTTATGACAATCCTGAAAAAATTATGATTCCGGGAATGCAATTTAAAAATTGTATAGCAGAATGTGCTAAATACATGGCTAGACAAATTCCAGGTAAAGGTAAAACAACCTATACCAAGCATTTCGAAGCAGGAATTATGCCTATGGGATCTATGGAACTAGATATCTACGCTAAAGATGTAATTGAAGAAGTAGTATTTGTTCCCTCAAGTGGAAAACGTGGAGATGGTAATCGTGTTTATAAATCTTTTCCAGTAATTAATAGCTGGGAAGGAGTAATAGAATTCTCAATATTTGATCATACGATTACAAAAGAAGTATTTATTGAACATCTAATTGAAGCCGGACAGTTTATCGGTATCGGTAGATGGCGACCTCGTAATAATGGAATGTACGGACGTTTTCTTGTTGAGAAAGTTGATTGGCAAGAAAATGAATCGGCAATCGCAGCCTAATAGAATGTAGCACAATATAATAGAATGCAATCCCATGGAGTTAGATATCATATCGCATTTATTTTTTAATACTTGAACATCATGAAATAATTTGCAATCAAATGCAATAAATTCAAATTCAATATAACATCACGCAGCACTTAATGGAATTCAATAGAATCGAATTCAATGTAATACAATGAAACAACTTGTCGCAATAATTTTTACTACAGTGAAGTCGGACACAATGGAATAAAATTAAATGAAATTCAGTGAAATATCACATCGCAATGATTAACCCTTAAAAAATTTAACTTTGTCCTAGCTCGATAAAATTCCATGCAATTTAATTGAATCGAGTATCATATAATATAATTCAACGCAATGAAATATCACATCGCAACGATTTTTACCACAGTGAAGTAAGACACAATGGAATCACATGGGGTGAAATATAACCCAGTCCGACAACATATCATAAGGATTTTATATGAGTCATCCAGGAAACGATAACATCATAGATAATGAAAGGGATAAAATGGAAACTCCAAATAACGAACCAACAGTTGATGAAAAAAGAAAACCTTTTTGTAGAGCAATCGAAACTACAGGTTTAATAGAAGAATTAAAAAAATACCGGGAAGGTGAAGAAGTTCCTTATGATGCTTTAACTAAAGCAGCAATGGGAAATTGTGCTCCAGGCAAAATTAAGTATCCTTTTCTTAAGTCTGCCAGAGATATTTTATTTAAAGAAGATGGAGTCGAATTCAAAGCTATTCCTAATGTTGGATTAGTTCGCATGTCTTCTAAAGATAAACTTGATAAAGCTAAAAGAACTTTACCGTCTTATAATAGAAAAGCTAAAAAAGATATGCATAGATTGCAACATACAGATTTTGATAGTCTAAATCCTGATGAGCAATTATGTCATAGTGTTCATTTATCAATTCTTAACGTTCTTAGATGTTCAACATCTGGAGATAGAGTTAATAAAGTTAGCAAAGTAATTGCAAACAATGAACAGCCTGAAAGACTTGCATTGGAAGAAACACTTAAAACGTTTCTTTGATCCGACAGGACCCAATCCGTTGGAATTCGATGCAATAAGACAAGACTTAACATCGAGGTACTTATGAAAACAATTCCAATAGAAAAATTACTTATTAATGACGGTACATATAATGCTCTTAAGAATGCAGGCATTAAAACTGCTAATGAACTGCATAAAATGAATGATAATAAATTATTAGCTATTCATGAAATAGGACCTGTCAGGCGTAAAATTATTAAAAACGCTATAGCAACTATACGTGGAGACCTAATAGATCTACCACCTATTGACTGGTAAAACTAATGTCTAGTGACCTAGAGGGGCAATTACTTAAAGCTAAAATTGAAATAATGACTAAGTCAGCATTTATTTCTACTATAGCTCTTAGTCTTAAACATGTAGTTACTCCTAATGTCAAAACAGCCGATGTTAATGGCGTAGTTATTAGATATAACCCCGAATTTATTGGAGCACAATCAACTGCTCAATTAGCTGGGCTTATGGCCCATGAATGTTGGCATGTAGCCTTCCAGCATTTATCACGTAGAAACAACAGAGATCCTATTCTTTGGAACGTAGCAGGAGATTACGTTATCAATCATATGCTAATGAAAGCAGGATTCCAGATACCTACTGGAGGTTTAATCGATGCTCAATATGATGAAAAATGGTCTACTGATCAAGTATATGACCAGTTAAATAAAGAACATCATATCCCCAATCCTGAAACATTAATGTTAGATCTAAATGAAGATGGAGCACCAGAAGATACAGGTGTTGGTTCACCATTAGTAAGTATAATAGTACGAGCCAAACAAGCAGCTGAAATGTCTGGTGAAGCAAAAAGAGGTCTTATTCCAGATGAGATTTTAAGACGAATAGATGAGCTATTAAATCCTAAATTACCCTGGCAAGTTATATTACATAGATTTCTAGATCAAAGAGTTAAAGAAGAATACTCTTGGGCTAGACGTAATAGACGGTATCATTCAGATACTTATATGCCTAGCTTATATAGTCATGGATTAGGTCACTTAACATTTGCAATCGACACTAGTGGTAGTATTGAAGATAAAGAACTTCAAGAAATGCTTAGTGAAATACAAGGAGTACAACAAGTATTTAATCCAGAACAGATGACAATTATTGATTGTGATGCAGTAATTCATAAAATTCATGATGTAGATTCATCTACAAATATTTTAAATTTAGAATTTGCAGGAGGAGGAGGAACTAGTTTCCATCCTGTTCTTGACTATGTAGAAGAACACCCCACACAAGCATTAATTTATTTTACTGATTTAGAAGGGGAGACTAATCTTGATCCAGTAGACTACCCAGTTATTTGGGTATGTACATCTAATCATGAACCCTCACCAATCGGAGAGACTGTTTATGTCAACCCAGAGCACTGTAATTCTAATTAAAGAAGATGCCTGTATCACAACAGAAATTCAAAACTATTACCTAAACAAACTTCGTAATGAAGGAATCTCACCAAATGAAGTACTCGTACTACCTCTTCTGTATAACACCCCTACCAAAATTATAGCTAAAACAGCTAAAGCTTATCTAGACAAATTAATTCATAAGATCCCAACAAGTGTATCTAAATTAATTATTGCAGATAGCAATTATTTTAAATTTATTACTAAAGTAAATAAAGTGTCTGATGCTTATTGTCAGATATTACGTGGAAAATACGCAGGGTATGAAAAATACAAATGTGTATATGTTCCTAATTATAAATCTTTATTTAAACAACCAGAGAATAAGAGATTAATTGATCTCGGTATTGAAACACTAATGGGTGTTTATACTGGAGATGGTTTAAATCTATCAGCTGAATATGGTTTTAAACACGGATCTGATAGAGAGATACTCGATTCATTATATAAATATCCGGTCTTATCAGCAGACATAGAAACTAGAGGACTAGATCTAGATTCAGAAATAGTATCCATTGCGTTTGCATGGTCCACGTTTGATGGCGTAGCTATCGATTTATCTATTAATGGTGATTACTATTTAAAGAAATTCTTTGAATCGTACAAAGGCCAGTTAATATTTCATAATGGCTTATTTGATGCCAAGTTACTTATTAGAAGTCTATGGATGGAACATCCTACAGATAGAGCAGGTATGCTCGAAGGTCTTAATTATTTTAAGAACTTTGATGACACTATGATCATGGCTTATTTAGCTAAGAATGCCACTACCGGTACATCACTTGGTTTAAAAAATCTAGCTCTAGAATTTGCAGGGTATTACGCTCTTGAACATATTGAAGATTTAAGTAGATATAGTAAGAAAGAACTTCTTAAATATAATCTTATAGATGCATTATCAACTTTTTATTGTTGGGAACAATATCATGACCAATTAGATTCTCGTCCATATAAAGAAATATTTCAGCCTAGTTTCGTAACATTATTAAAAATGATGTTAGTAGGCTTACCAATGGATTCTAATCGTGTAAACGAAGTTCACACAATTTTAAAATCTAAAGAAAAAGTTCTACTAGAGCAAATACAAGAAAATAATCACGTAAAAAATTTTACTAAAGTACTACAAGAAACAGCATGTACAACTGCTAATTCTAAACTTAAAAAATTAGTTAAAACAATAGAACAGTTTTACGATGTTAAATTCAATCCAAGTAGTCACCAACAGTTAGCTCTTTTATTATTTGGTCATTTACAATTACCTATTTTAGATAAAACTAAATCAGGAGCACCAGCTACTAGTGCAGATGTATTAAAAGATTTAGCTAACCATACACAAGACGTAGAAATATTAGATTTACTTAAGTTTGTTACAGAACTAGCAGACGTTACTAAGATTAATGGAACATTTATTAAAGCTTTCCTAAAAGAGAAAGATTTCCTACATGGAAATTTGAAACTTGGTGGTACTCAATCCGGGAGGTTAGCAAGTAACTCACCTAACTTGACTAATCTCCCCGCTCATGGGCCCATGGGCAAACTAATTAAGAGCTGCATTGTAGCTCCTGATGGTTGGCTATTTGCAGGAGCAGACTTTTCTGCTCTTGAAGAACGTATTGGAGCAATACTAAGTAAAGATCCTCAAAGAATTAAATGCTACACAGATGGAATGGATGGACATTCAATGAGAGCTTATAAATATTTCTCAGATCAAATGCCAGATATCGATCCTAATGATGTAGATAGCATTAATTCAATTCAAACTAAATATCCTGAGCTGAGACGGAAGTCTAAAGGTCCAACCTTTGCCTTACAATATATGGGCACAGCTCATACTTTACATAAACGTACTGGCTTTCCTAAAGACCAAGCTAAACAAATTTATGATGCTTTTCATGAATTATATAAAGTTTCTGATGATTTTAATGATCAAAATAGAAAATTTATGGAGAAACACGGTTATGTAGAATGTGCATTTGGTCTTAAATTACAAACACCAATCATAACTAAATGTATAATGGGTAATTCAATTACTCCTTATGAAGCAGATAAAGAAGCGCGTAGTGCTAATAATGCTGTTACACAATCTTGGGGCATGTTGCTCAATAGAGCTATGAATGCCACTAATAAGCGTATCGAAGAAGCAGGATATGGAGAAGATATTCTTCCCTGTAACATGATTCATGATGCAGGTTATTTTATTGTAAGAGATACACCTGAACATATTAAATTTTTAAATGATGTTCTTATTGAAGAAATGGAATGGAATGATGATGATGCAATTAGATCAACTGATGTCCCAATGTGTGCTCAATTAGAAATTGGTAAATCATGGGATAAATTAACCCCTATTGGAGAAATATGAATTACACCCCAGATCAAATAGCAGCTATTAATGGTATAACGGATTTACTTTTAGATCCTACATCCCATAAATCTGCTGTACTCGCAGTACTTACCGGAGCAGCTGGTACCGGTAAAACTACTGTTATTGGTCAAATTATGAATGCTATTAATAAACAAAAACCCCATATACCTATATCTCTATGTGCAACAACTCATAGAGCAGCAGAGGTATTAGAAAATATAGTTCATTATCCTGTATCAACAGGGCATGCTCTATTTAAATTACGTCCTAGTATTAGTAAACATGGTAAAGAAATTCTTAAACGTGTAGGTATATGTGAAATACCATTTGAATCAATTGTTATTCTTGATGAATCTTCAATGATTGGTAATAAATTTTTAGAAGCAATTGTTGATATAGTTCAGTATAGAAATCTAAAAGTATTATTTGTTGGAGATTATTTCCAACTTCCTCCACCTCAAGATGCATGTAGCATATTTGATGGATCATTAGCTACATTCCCACTAACTACAGTACATAGACAAGCACTAGGTAATCCCATCTTAGCTAAAGCTACTGAGTTTGTAGAACATATTAAAGGAGGTCCTAAACCTACTATTCAAACTATTTTGAATACAAAAGGTGAAGGTATTCATGTATTACCACATTCAGAATTCGTATCTAAATTTGTAGAACGATATATTGATTATACAACTGGAGCACCAGTTGATATTCCACTATGTACATATACCAATGATTCTGCAATCAACTACAATAGTATGATTCGTAAAGCAGCATATTTTTTAGAAGAAGATAGTATTAAACCTTATTATCCAGGCGAACGATTAATTTCTAATAATGTAGTATTAGACGGAGAACATACAATATTAACTAATAATGAAGCAATTCATGTACTCAGTTATATAGAAACTGAAAAGTATGCTATTCCAGGCTACACTATTAAAGTTAAAGGAGATTATTGTAAGCATACAGGAACTGATACAAAAACTGTATTTGCTCCTCAATCTAAAGCAATAGCTGAAAATATACTAGCTGTACATAGAGAAACAGCTAAGAAAGCAAATCGTGCAACTGAGTGGCATAAGTTTTATCAGATTAAAAATTCTTTAGCTGATTTACGTCCACCATTTGCAGGAACAACTCATAAAGCTCAAGGTGGAACATTCCCAGCTGTATTTATAGATAAACTTAATATCGATAAATGCCGTGATGCAATAACTAAAGCACGACTATTCTATGTAGCTCTTACTAGAGCAACTACTAATGTTTATATTAATAGTTAGGAGATAACTATGAGTAAAAATCTGACAATAATTCTTGCCTTACATAATTACACAATTGACAGAATATCAGGATCAGATGATGTAAAAATAATTCTACGAGATTATGAACTTTACGATAAATATGGAGATGACGGGGACACAGAATACAAGAAAGATGAGGATGGAGATTATTACGTGGAGACAGAAATATAATGGGATACGTTAAAAGTATGCTTCCAGAAGATTGGGAGCCAGACCAAGATTATCCTGAATATAAGTACTATTGTGTAAGTGGAATTCATAATCCCAATATAAGAGATAAATGGCTTCCTAGATGGTATGGAGTACCATTTGAAGACTGTTTATTTTATTCAGAAGAAAAACAAAATAATGATGACTGTCAAGATTGGGATAATGTTTGTAAAAGTTTAAATCTAATATTATTAACAGATTTACCTAAAGGTACTAATTACAAACAAAAATTTAAAGAACTTAAAACAGAGAGGTTATTAAATGGCAATGACATACGGTAGCATTGATAAACCAAAAATAATCATAATTGAAGTTAAAGGAGGATGTGTAATTAATGTATCTGGTATGCCTCAAGATTAC